GAGCATGTTCTTTCCAATGCCTTTTCACAAAGGTTTCCAAGTAACTGAAAATTTTGACAGCTTTGTTACCGAATCTTTATATAATTTGCCTATCCCTTCAGTAGTTTCTGCGATGCCTAATATATTACCTCTTCGTAACCTTATGAGAGGGACATTTACCTATCAATTACCTTCTGGGCAAGATTTAGCCACTGCTATGGGCATCCCTGCCAATGAAATTTTAAAAGCAAGTACCGGAAATATGGTATTTCAAACTTTGAATCCATTAGTCACCGCAACTGATATCAATCATTTAACAACAGTATTTGGTGAACAAACTCCTCTGTTTTATTATATCCTCAAAGACAATCATGTAAATGGTAATGGTCAACATTTAGGTTCACTCGCTTCAAAATTTATAGGTGATACTTTCTTGTCTTTATTGTCAAATGATACAAACTCCTATCTAAACAATAAATTTTCACCAACTTTAGGACAGTTTGGATGTATTACAAATGGTATTTATCGTTTTGCCGAATTTTTTACTTATGCATTAGGTCTTCCTGCATTTACTGTCAACGATATCATTCCAAATAGTCAAACCAACTTTTTTGATCCATTTGAAAATAATATTGGCAAGATTGCTCCAGTTGGACATCCTTTGGTTCCCTCGTTAGGTGTTCCTGGAGCTGCGTTAGACGTTGTGCTTACTGCTTATCCCGGTAGAACTATAAATGCCTATGATCCTACACTAACTTTACCTGCAAATTGCACCCAAGCTGAAATTAATCAAGTCGCAACCAATGCCGTCAAGTTAAAAGTCGATTCTACACTTGCCGTGGTTCGATTTACCAATAATAAAACGATTCTTGGCATTGCACAAAACTTAATTGCTCCATTAGCACCCCCTGCTCCAATTGCAGCTGTTTTTCCACCAGCTGTTTTACCACCACCGGATGTGTTGCCCACTATTATTTTAACTGCTGATCAAAAGCGAGCTCTTGCGATTTTTGTTGAAACAGATAACGCACAATTCATGTTAAAACCCCAAGCAATCTTGGACGCACCACGTGCAGCACAAGAAATTAATGATGCTTTATTTGGACAAGTTGCACCACCCATAACACTTGTTGTTTAATCAAAAATCACGCCTCGGTTATTTAAATAAAAAATACATTTCGTTTTTTATTTAAATACCCGAGGCAAATTGGTCATCTAACGACATGTTCCTTGATTGTCAACCGCGCAACACCCTCCCGCAGAGCAACAACATACTTGACCTGTTTGTGGCGTACCAGTTCCAACATCATCTTGCGAAGTGTTTGAATTTTGATATACTTTTTGACAAAAGTTTTGACAAAAGGTCATTGATGGTTTAGAGCAATATATTGCAGATAAGTTATTATTGCTATCGATTAAAGGTAAAGTACCATTATTTTTTGATCCAGATGTCAAAAAACAATTTTTTGAGGATAAAGGATTACCAGTTTGTGCAAAATTTTGGTCACCCGTATAAAAATATCCTCCGCAATTGGAACTTGCAAGACATTTGTCTGCGCATTCTTTTGAAGTTTTAGTTAGATAAGTATAATAAAATTTTATATTTTGATTGTTGTTTAATGTAAAAGGATTAGACATAATACTACTTTTGGTAGTATTATCTGGAGGATTAGTTGGTAGATAATAAGCGCAAGATAAAGATGGGGTGTTGGAAGGTGTAAATGACGGACTACTAGATGGGGTTTTAGATGACATATAACTGCTATAAGACTCCAACGTCTTGAATTTTAATAAAATTAATATAACTAGAACGATAATTACCACTAAAAAAGAAAATAGTAAAAAATTTTTTATAGTATAATTTTGCATTTTATTTTATTCATAATGGAATTTATTTTAATTAAACAAATCAAAAATTAATAATAATAACCGCTACTGGACATTCGTGTATATTACCATAAAAAGATGAAAAGATATCGCTACGAGTAATATCGTATCGATACAAAAAATTCTTTCCAAAAATATTTCGTTTTTTATCCGAATAACTTAATTTGTATTCCAATTTATCGTATTCGGTTTTAAAATCCGCCAAATTCATACACGGTAAAATCACAATACCCTCCCAATCTTTTCGCTTTCCTGTCATATCTATTTCAAAATGTTCTGGAAAATATCGACCCAACGCGGATTCACTACTCATAAGTGGGGTTAATGGCTCAGGTACCAAATCTTTACTACAAGACGGCAACACCATCAGTAATTGTAGAAAAGATGGAATCGGGTCATTCAATTTAAATTTTGGAGGCACATAATCATTCACAATATAATCGTGAAAGTCTGTAAGAAAGGGACCATAAGAATGCGAATAAAACCAAGTCCAGTCGGGGATGCCCTTTTTATAATAATTAAGTACCCACACCATTCCATGAACATATTGTTCAACAATTTGTTTAACAGTTGTATTGGGCGCAAATTTGACCTTGTAATAATCCTTTTTATAACTATCAATATCAATCGAATGATTTTCATCCACAAGTTTCATATGTTTTATCACAAGCGGATCAGGGTAAAACGATTGTTGAGAATTGTACTTTTTCTCCAACATTGCTTTTTCACATTTTCCAAATTCTTGCATAAACTTGGCAATAGATTCTTTATTAAGTAACAAAAACTGATTCGTCTTGATTTCAAAAGTCAAATGTCCATGTGTTTTACATACTTCTCTATAAATCTTCAATATGATATCAATGGCACCATCCAAAATCGTAATTGTTGGAATCGTAGGTAAAAAATCATTTCCTACCAGAAAACTCAACAGAATGAAATCATTAATGGCGCACTGTTGATCAAATACGGGCTCGTTGGAATCTATATAATCAGGTTCCCATTTCATAATGTTGAGCAGCTCTTGTCGAAATTGTTTAATATTCACATATTCTATAAATCCTTGTTCAGGTTCTCGCGCAATCACTACATGATCGTGTGGAAGCAGAATTCCAAGCATCATCAAATCGGCATCCAAGCCATAAATACAAATATGTTCAGTTGGACTTGCAAATTTCTTCAAATAATGCATAATCTTGTGCTCACCTTCTCCAGGAACTTTTTCATTCGAAAAAACAACATCTAGAGATTGCCATTCAGGATTTACCGTCATCATTGTTCTAATATACCAATCAATGTATTTTGTCAAGTGGTCCATAATTTTAGTTCCTGGTGTAAAACAGTTTGGGTCAAAATAGGCATCTTTATTGGTAACACCCGTTTTGAAACGACGCTGACGCTGTTGGTTCATTTTGCCAAGTCCAGCAACACCGTCAACACACAAGACAATTTTCTTGGTAGGTTTAATCGAGCTTCGCAAATACTCAATTTTTTCACAAACATCTCGATACAATGTCAAATTGGTTTTTGGTAAAAGTTGAATTTTGGAATGATAGAGCAAGTGTGCAGATACATTTCCATACTTGTAAATTTGCTGTGCACAAATGTGAAACAAGCCATTAAGATCGATGCAAAGAGTGTCGATAGTATCGCTTTTTTTTTGGACACAAGAGGAAAAGTTATTCTTGTACCACAGATAAAAATGTTTAACTCCCATAATGTATTATTATTATTATTTTCTAACCATTCAAAATCTTTTTTGAATAATAGATCAATTTTTAAACAATACAGGCTTAAAAGATTGGGTCTCGTATCGCACAAAAATATTTGGAAAATTTATTTTTTGACAACATGTAAAAAATGGTAAAAGAAATTACAACTTTGAAAGAATTGCAAGAAATTGCGTCCACTCAAAACCTAATTGTTATCGATTTCTACGCTGAATGGTGTGGTCCTTGCAAGAAATTAAAACCCTTTTTTGTAGAACTTGCCGAAAAGACAGAATACAGGGAAAGGATTTGTTTTTTAAAAGTCGATGCGGATGAAGGCGATGAATTATGTTCAAAATATTCTATCACTGGTCTTCCCACTGTATTATTTATAAATAAACAGTTAAAAGTTGTCAATACAATTATTGGATATCAACCTGAAGCCATTCAAAAAGAACTTGATTTGTATACAAATGCCACGATTCTCAACGAACCAATCCCCGTCGTAAATAGAACAAACATACATGACATATTTAATATCCAAGACATTAAAAAAAATATTGCTTAATCATAGGTATGAATACCATTCAGTTATTAAAGGAAATTGAAGAGATGGATTCTTGTTTTCAAAAAAAGTATTTTTTGATCAAAATATGTATTGAATATCAACCCGCAGAAGAATCATTGGAAAATAATTTGCAAGTGTTTTATAAATTCTTGTGTTTGTTCATGATTTTAAAAGCAAACTTTAAAAAGAAGGATGATCGTATATCTGCATTTATTCAAAAGTTTCTAGACTATATGGAATCAATTCGAGAAGGTTTTAAAAATCATTCTCAACACTTGAAATTCCAATTATTGTATTTATATATTGGTATTATGAAATCCGATCATACAATTATTAAAAAAGTTCACAACGATATTTTGTTATATATGGACTATCATGTTTTGAAAACCGGTATCATTCGAGATGCGATGGAACATGATAATTTGTCCTATCAAATTGAAAATTTAATGCAGCTTTGCTCTATTTATACTTTGTTGCAAAAATACGGATATTATCACTTTGATTATTTAAATTATACCAATATTGCAGGTGGAAATATATTAAAATCATTCTTGTATTTGAAACCTTTTATTTTAGGCAACAAGTATCACTACATGTTTCTCCATACAATATTTGAAAGCGATAAAGACAATACCAAGTTTGGACAAAAATGGGATTCTAGTTCGGCCAAAGATTTATTTGTGACTTGGAAACATTTGAACAAGAAAATCGAAGCACTTGCCAACTTGATTTAAAACATTATACCAACATGAAAAAATATGAGTCACACAACTTGTACAAATGTATTGTCAATAAAACCAAATTGGCCCGGTACTGGACTTTGTAATCAATTGTTTTTTATTGTTTCCAGCATCATTATTGCGCATCAAAAAAGTATACCTATTGTAGTTTTTGATGATTTTTTATTGGAACCCTTGACAAATAAAAAATGTCCTCTATGCAACATCATTGATTTGCAAAAATTAAATGAACATTGTCAATCAAAATATTCCATCCAAATTTTGGATAAACAAGACGCAAAATTTGAAGTGGTAAATGTAATATATGGAACTGAAGAGCAAAATTTAAACCTCACTACGGAGATCAAGACAAAATTCCTACACAATAATGAATTATATATCCCAAAAGACACAATTTTTAATGATATTCAAGGCGATCCAGCATCTCAAATTGTAAAGAAATTGTGGATTCATTATAAAATAAATAATCAAGAATTTATAGAAGAATTTCCTGAAAATTTGCTCGAATCCATAAGCATTTTTTATTTTGATTCTTTCCAAAATTGGGACGATGCAGATATACATTCTCACAATTCGGAAATGTTTACGCAGCTATTGTCAGATTTGTCCTTTGTTGTCAAATATCAAATTTTTGTAGATGAAATTTTGCAAAAAAGAGACAAATTTAATGTCATTCATATTCGCATGGAAGAAGATATGAATGGTCATATGGCAAAACATAATAGTATGGAATTGGAAAGATACATTGCAACACTAGAGGATATTTATATCCAGTGTATAAAAAAATATTTTGATCCGCAAAAGTTGATTTTTGTAGCTAGTTATAATTTTAATAATAATGTTATTGATTTCTTGGAAAAAAATGGTTATCAATACTTTACAACGCCCAAAAATTTCTTTGATGGCCGAGAACACCACGCGATTATCGATTTGATGGTTTGTGAAAAGTGTACTGGAACTTTTATTGGCAATTGGAATTTTAATACACACAAGGGTTCTACATTTAGTTATGTTGCAAGCCAAAGAATGTCTTCAAAATGTAAACAAATATTTGTCGATATGTATAAATTACTTGATTAATTTTTTTATTCCTTGGTAATAAAAAAAAATGTCAACACAATGTACTTCACCTCTAACGAAAATCGATTACAATGATGCCAAATTTCCAGTTGACCAAACTTTGAATAAAGCCATTGCTTGCTTCAAATCCAAGTATCCTGAAGCCAAAGCCTTTCCTTTTAAAGACGCCAAAAACAATATTTTCCAAAAAAACAAGGGTTCAGAAAAACAAGTTGAATATTTAAACAAAAAGCTAAAGGAAAAAAATTTCAATCAAATACTTAGCTATGCTCAATTACTTTCAAACAAACAGTATGCATCCAAAGACAAGCATGCGACTCGTCACAAAAAGATGATGATTAAACTTGTTGATTCGTTGTTGCCAACTGCTGTTGCAACTCCTTCTTCCCCGGCTCCAAAAAAAAAATCAAAAGCGGTCACCCCACCTGAACAAACAAAGCAAATAGCTGCTGTTGTGGTGGATGCCTTGCAACAAGGAACTACAAAAGGCATTGCACAAAATCTGACAAACCAAGGAATAAAACCAACAGCTCAAGTCAAACAAGCTGTTAATGCTGCCGTAATCGATACAATGAGCAGTGTAATTGACAGTGCGACCCCAACAAATAACCAACCAGTTGTAGCGACTCAATTAGAAAGTGCAATCACTCAAGGAGCAAATCCGCAATCCATTGTCAAAATTCTACAACAAAGTGGTGTTCAGACAACTCCCCAAGTAGTTGAAGCGGTACAAATAATATCCCAAAAGCTAAAGCAAGGAAAAAAACAACACGAGCAAAAATTGGCTCAAATTCGTAGATTACCTGTTGCAAAAAGTCAACAAATTAATTTGTATTCCGAAAATTTCCAAGGTGGGTATTTTCGACTTTCCA